AACGCCGAACAGAGCAAGTTCGATTTCCACATAGGTAATAAAACAAAATCACGGCATAAAGATGGGAGGCTTGGACGTGACAAACCTCATTGAGGCCGCAAAGAGCGGCGACAAACGTGCAACATTGATTGCGCTCCGGGACATTCTGGCGGAAACCATCCAGAACTGTGAGAGCGGGCGCGACATGGCTTCAAATACGAAGCGGCTAATGGAAGTCATGGCAGAACTTGAAACACTTCCCGATCCGTCTGTTCAGAAGGTTTCAAAGCATGACAAATTAAAGAAGAAGAATGAGAACAGGTAACCAGTCGCCGACATTTTCGGTGATCGGTGATTATTCCTATTCCTTCGGCGGTGAAGTTGTCGAAATGTTTGAGGAAGACGGCGGGGCAACCTTCTTCCCTTCACAGGCGATGGAATTGAATACGATGTTGGCGCGGAATAAAGACGGATCGCCCGCCACATTGACAATCGGCATATCAAGGCCGCGCCAGAATGGGAAAAGCTATGCGGCGCGGTTTTATGCGATATACATGGGAGTATTCGAACACAGGAATGTTCTTTACTCAGCGCACCACAGCACCACAACAAACAAGATGTTTCGGGCGATGTGCGATTTGTTCGAAAGCCCCGAAAAGTTTCCAGAGTTCGCGAACGATGTGAAACATATTAGTCATGTCCGGGGATACGAAGGCATTTATTTCAAATCATGGGCAGACGATGAAGGCAAAATCCACGATGGCGGGTGCATCGAATTCGCGACCAGAACGAACAGCGGCGCAAGAGGTGGAACATATTCGGTCATCGTGATCGATGAAGCACAGGAATTAACCGCCGATCAGCAAGAGGCCATGCTCCCGGTTATGTCTGCGGCATCCGATGTTTCGGATAAATCAAAGATGCCTCAACAGATTTACATCGGAACACCGCCGTCACCATCTTGCCGGGGAACAGTGTTCCGGGAGATGCACGAAAAAGCACATTCCCCAGAACCCGGCGGGGCGTGGTGGTTGGAATGGTCGATTGAATCAGACAATATCCGCGAATCCATCCAGACGGAAGACCAGGCGCTTGAATTTGCCTATGAAACAAACCCCGCGATGGGGTACAGGATCGCGGAAAAAACTGTTCTGAACGAATTCGAAAACATGAGCATTGACGGATTTGCCCGCGAACGCCTTGGGTGGTGGTCAAAGACAGCCGCAAAGAAAGAAGACCCCGCTATCCCTGCGGATGTCTGGAAAGATGCCTGTTCACACGAACCGAAGCCGAACGGCAAAACCGCTTACGGCATCAAGTTCACAGCGGACGGCGCAGAAGTCATATTGTGTGGCGCGGTTGTCCCGGAAGACGGAAAAGCGCGGATCAGCATCATCGAACGGCAACCGACCGGGCGCGGCACAGGATGGCTTGCTGACTGGCTTAACCAGAGATACAAAGCCGCCTGTTGCGTTGTCATTGACGGACGGAACGGCGCGGATGTTCTGGTCGATAAGATAAGCGATGTCTGGCGCATGAAGGGGACAGTGATCAGACCCACGGCGCGGGATATGGTCGCGGCTGTCGGGACGCTGACAGATGCCCTTAACGAACGCACTGTCACATGGTTCGCCGGGCAAGATGATCTGAATGATTCCGCACTGACATCTGTAAAAAGGCAGATCGGCGGCGGTTATGGTTTCGGGGGAGAAAACCCCGCACCGATTGAAGCGGCGGCGTTGGCACTGTACGGCGCGAAAACCTGTAAACGAAACCCGAACAAAACAATGAGGATAGGGTGAAATGATTCTTTCGATAGTTGCAGAGAAAATTGTCGGTTTCCCGGTAGAAGAACAGATCAGATTTGGCAAGCTGATCGCCACATATAACAATCACTGGTTCAAGAACGCCGAAAAAGATCGGTATTACGAAGGCAAGATCACGCTTCGGGAAGTAAACCTCGGAATCGCTCTCCCGGAAGGCTTGCGCGGTCTGGAGATCGGTTGTGCATGGGGCGCAAAGGCTGTCGATGTTCTTGCCGCCCGGTCAATGTTTGACGGATTTGTCGGGGCATCCGGGACAGAGGTTGATGTTCTGTCCGACATCGTGACAAATAACCGATTGATCGCCGAATATAACAAGGCTTGCCGGGATGAACTGAAGTATGGTTGTACGTTCGCCACACTCAGCGCGGATGATCGGATCGGGGTCAAGATCAGATTCCACAGCCCACAGACGGCGGCGGCGGTCTGGGACGGAGAAAAAGGGCGGATCGCTTATGGTTTCGCCGTGGTCGATACTGTCCCGACAGATGATGACATGGTTTGGACACCGACCATGATCAACTATTATACGGATTCCGCCATCTGGGTGCTTCACAATAACCGGGGCATCTGGTACGCGCAGGAATACCGCCACAAGATGGGACGGCCTTTGATGGAGGCTTTAACGTGGAACGCGACATCAAATAAACCCTTCGGGCGTTCACGGATCAAAGAACCGATCCGCCGTCTGATACAGGGATATGTTCGAACAATCGCAAACGCGACCATCGGTCTTGAATTCAGCACAGCCCCGCAGAAGTATTTGTTGGGCGTGACCGATGAACAATATGATTCCGTGGTAAATCAGAAGTTTAAACAGTATGTGGGCAACATTCTGACAAGTACCACGAACCCGGAAACAGGTGAAAAGCCTTCCTTCGGTCAGCTTCCGCAAGGGTCGATTGCTCCACACGTTGAAATGATTCGGATTCTGGCGACCCAGTTTTCTGCGGCGACCGGGCTATCCGTGACTGACACAGGCGTTGTCAACGATGCAAACCCGACCTCCAGTGATGCAATTCTGGCACAGACTCAATCACTGGTGGGCATGGCGGAACAGCTTAACACAGGCAACGGCGATTCACTGCGGGTGATCGCTCTCATGGCTATCGCTATCGTGCAGAACGTTTCTCTGGACGATCTCACCGATGAACAGCGGGATGTAATCGCGCACTTCCGTAACCCGGCGATGCCTTCAGTTGCGGTGACTGCGGATGCGGCAATCAAGATCGCATCGGCGCGGCAGAATTTTGCACAGACCGATGTGTTTGCGGAAATGATCGGGTTCGACCAGGCGGATGTTCGGAGAATCAAAGCACAGGAACAGAGGATCAGAGGCCTTGAGGTCTTGAATGAAATGGGCGTATGAAGATAAGCGGCAAAGCATGGGCGAAATACATCTCAGACTTGAGGGCGGTGAATGATAAAGCGGCATCCGAAATGGTCGCATTCATGAAGACCATTGATTTCAACACCGACACAGGCCGCCGGGCGTTACTTGATTACGCTTATGCAATTTCCCAGAAATACGGATCAGCGGCGGCGGAACTTGCCTGTGAAATGTATGATTCGATGGGCATTCTTTCGGGCATGGTTCTTGATCCCGCTGTCCCTGCTGATCTGGCAACATATGGGGAAGTGGCAAAGGCCGTCAACGGAACGATCAAATTCTCCGAAAATCTGGAAGAGATTGCGGGTTCTGTTTCGCGGCTTGTAAAGATGGCGGGCGTTGATACCACGATGAACAACGCGATCCGGGACGGCGCGGAATGGGCATGGATTCCGCAGGGCGAAACCTGTGCCTTCTGCATCACGTTAGCTTCCAGAGGATGGCAACCCGCATCCCGGAAGGCGATGAAAGGCGGACACGCTGAACACATTCACGCGAACTGTGATTGTACATATGCAATCAGATTTAATTCCGGGACGGATGTTCAAGGGTATGACCCCGACAAATATTATGAAATGTACAAGGATGCCGCACCGGGGAAGAACTCAAAAACGAAGATCAACGCGATGCGGCGCGAATTCTACGCAGAGAACAGCGAAAAGATAAACGCACAAAAGCGCGATGCATACCAGAAGCAGAAGGAACGTGAATCTTCTGCGGCTGAAGAAACAAACGTTAATTAAGCCCCTCTGGGGCTTTTTTAAATGGCAACGTGTGCCATAAACACGGAAATGCACTCTATGGAGGGAAACAAATGGAAACTGTGAAACAGGAAGTAACCGAAGAGAGGACATTCACCCAGAGCGAACTTGATGCCATTGTCGCGGATCGGCTGAAGCGCGATCGTGCAAAATATGCCGATTATGAACAGCTTAAAGGCAAGGCAGAAGAATTCGACAGACTCTCAGAGGCATCAAAGAGCGAACTTCAGAAGGCCGTTGAGGCGCGGGATGCTCTCCAGAAGGAGTTAGACGATCTTAAAAGCGCGGCGGCGATCCGGGAGATTCGCGCAAAGGTTTCGGAAGAAACCGGGATTCCCATGTCACTGATCACGGCGGCAACCGAAGAAGATTGCAAAGCACAGGCACAGGCAATCTTATCTTTCACACAGGCGCAGGGTTATCCCGCTGTTAAGGATGCCGGGGAAGTGGTGACAGGCGGAAAACAGACAACCAAACAGCAGTTCGCACAATGGGCGAACGAAGCATTTAATTAAGGAGGCATAAAAATGGCTTTAGTTGGAACAGCTACTAACAGAACTTCTATTGATCTCCCTGTCGATGTAGCACAGGAAATTCTTGCAAAAACTCAGAATGAATCTGCGGTCATGGCACTGGCAAGACAGATCGTCCTTCCTGGCAGAGGCGCGGCAATCAACGTGATTGCATCCGATCCCGAAGCGGCATGGGTTGGTGAAACCTCCGCGAAGACCGTTTCGAACCCCGGTCTGGCAACCAAAGTGATGCGGGCTTACAAGCTTGCAGTCATTGTTCCGTTCTCTAACGAATTCAGACGCGATGTCGCATCCCTGTATGATGCGATTGTCGAAAGACTTCCCCGCGCACTGGCTGAGAAGTTCGATGCAACAGTTTTCGGCGCGGTCAACGCTCCCGGAACTGATTTCGATACGTTCGCAAGTGCAACCGCTCAGAGCATCGGAACGGATGCATATGCGGGACTGGTCGCGGCTGATGGTGACATCGCGGCTCACGGCGGCATCATGAACGGCGTTGTTCTTGCACCGCAGGGCAAGAGCATTCTTCTGGGTGCAACCGATGAGCAGAAGAGACCGCTTTTCATCAACAACGTTTCCGAAGGCGCGATCCCGATGGTTCTGGGCGCGAGAACGCTCCAGAGCAAGGGCGCGTACAAGGCGGGTACGCCGAACATGGTCGGTGTAGTCGGTGACTGGACACAGGCCATGTACGGAACTGTGGAAGGCGTTCGCATCGACTATTCTTCCGATGCAACCCTCACTTCCGGGAACACCACGATCAATCTGTTTCAGCAGAATATGTTCGCGGTTCGTGCTGAGATCGAAGTCGGTTTCCGTGCCGATGTCGCTTGCTTCAATCGTCTGACCGATTGATGTTAAAGATGATCAATCGCGTGACTGGTTCTGTCATGTGGGTCACGGAAGAGCGGAAAGATGAATATCTGGCGGCGGGTCATAAACTTGCCGCCGAACCCGCTCCCGCAAAAGAACCGAAGGAGCGCAAGACGAAGGAGAAAAAGAAATGAGTTACGCCACAGTTGAAGATGTCCAGAAGAGAATGCTTCACACCATGACAGCAGATGAACAGGCCGTCTGTGAAACCTATTTGGAAGATGCGGCGGTCTATCTGGATACCATCGCCCCGGATGCAAACGATAACGCAAAGAAAATCGTTTCATGCAACATCTGCGCCCGGTTGTTCGGCGTGGCTGTTGACATCCCGGTCGGTGCGACACAGGGATCAATGTCTGGTCTGGGATATGCACAATCATGGACGATCAGCGGCGGCGGATCGACAGGCGAAATCTATCTCAGCAAGTGGGACAAAAGGCTGTTAGGCATCGGAAACAAGATCGGCTCACGATCACCAGTGGAGGATTTGACACATGAAGGGGACAACAGTTCAGCTTCAGATTGATTCGTACCCGGTTGTGGACGAATTCGGAACTGAGATCGAAAGCCAGACTTTTGTTGATGTCGAAGATGTGTTAGTCGGACAGCCTTCAACGGATGATTATACTTCATCCGTAAGCCTGTACGGCAAACACATCGCCTATATGCTCGGCATCCCGAAGGGTGACAAACACGATTGGAAGAACAAGATCGTGATCATCTGGGGGAAGAAGTTTCGAACATTCGGTGATCCCATGACCGGGGAATCAGAAAACATTCCCCTGCGTTGGGGACAGAATGTCAGAGTGGAGGCGTATTCATGATGATTGAAAAAATTATTCTTGATTATCTGAATGAGGCTCTGGACACTTGCCGGGCATATATGGAGAGGCCGAAAGAAAGACCAGGCAGGTTCGTTCTTGTTGAGATCACAGGACAGCGGAAGAACGAAAACATCTATTACACCACAGTTGCCATTCAGAGTTATGCGGAATCGCTTTACTATGCCGCAGAACTTGACGATGCCATCGGTGTGATCATGGACAGTATCACCGCACTGGACGAAATCGCTTCTGTCGAACTCAATTCAAGTTATAACTTTACAGACGGATCAACAGGCGA